TTATCGTTTTTTTCGTCCAATCTTTGTGTGTTTTTCCCCGACAACTCCAAAGACATTCAAAAACAAGCCCCCCCCCCCCCCCCCCCCCCGAATTGGCAGTTTTCACGTAATATCTCCTCGCAGTTAGAAAATAATGTTATAATAAGTATAACATTACGCCACGCTTGCGGTCAATAGGCGGTTAAGCTTATACGAAAGGCGAGCCGTGGCAAATACTTCAATAGGGACAGCGTGGATACAAGTTAAGCCATCGACGAGTGGTCTCAAAAGCGCAATCAGTTCGGAACTTAACACCGGCTCATCTGACGCCGGTAGCGAAGCAGGTGGTAAGTTTACTACTGGGTTTGCGGCTAAAATGGGGGCGGTATCCGGTATTACTCAAAAAATCTTCTCAAAAGTTACGAGCATCGTCTCGCAAAACTTCAATGCAGCCATCGAGCGTTCTGATATTCTCAATAATTTTTCAAACGTGATGAGCAATCTTAACATTTCTTCCGAAGATTCTCAAGCCGCAATCGACAAACTTGCCGACAAGCTCACGGGCTTGCCGACAACACTTCAAGACGCAGCTGGTGCCGTTCAACGCTTCACGACTAAAAGTATGGACGTCGGGAAGTCCACAGATATGTTCTTAGCTCTCAATAATGCACTTCTTGCAGGCGGGGCTTCATCGGAGATTCAAGCTTCGGCTTTGGAGCAAATCTCTCAAGCCTACGCTAAAGGTAAGCCAGATATGGTGGAATGGCGATCAATCTTGACCGCTATGCCGGCTCAAGCAACTCAACTCGGACAAGCATTCGGAATGACCGCGGACGAACTTGGAGACGCACTCCGAACTGGCAAGATTTCGATGGACGACTTTATGGATAAAGTTGTCGAACTTAACCAGAACGGCGTAGGCGATTTTAAGTCCTTTGAGGAACAAGCGGCAGCAGCGACGGACACAATCCAAACTAAACTTGCTAACCTCTCTGGAGCCGTTACTCAAGTCATTACTGCCGCGCTTGATGGCGAAGATGTAGAAAAACCGCTTGAACGCCTTAAAAATCGCATTATTGAGATATTGCCACAACTGATGAAAGGTTTTGTCAACGCGGTCGTCGCATTGTTGCCTATGCTCGTAGAACTCGTGCCGCCACTGCTTGAAACCGTGCTAGAAATGTTACCAGACATCATCAAAGGTATTACTCAACTAGTGGTAAAAATCGTAGAGATGTTGCCTACTATTATCCCGATTCTCGTCCAATCGATTCCGATGATTATTTCAGCACTTGTAGAGAGTCTATTGTCGCCAACAACGCTTTCGACAATCTTTCAAGCCGCAATCGATTTATTTATGCAACTTGTCCTCGCTATCCCAGACATCATTGTTGCCCTTATTGATGCTCTCCCAGATATAATCACGAATATCATCGATTTTCTAACAGATCCAGATAATATCTTCAAAATTATTGAGGCAACCGTTGAACTTTTCTTCGGAATTGTCAAAGCAGTGCCTCGAATTATCGGTGCTCTGCTTGAGGCGTTTGGCAACCTCTTTGCCAAACTTTGGGAAACGCTCAAGAATAATTTTGGCAAGTTTGTATCGAACTTCGGCGACTTCATCAAGGGCATATTCAAAACCGCCATTAACGGCGTTCTGGCTTTCATCGAAAATGTCGTCAATGCTCCGATTCGTCTTTTGAACGGCTTTATCGGAATTATCAACAGTGCCTTTGGCTGGATTGGCGTAAATATCGGAGAAATTGGACTTGTCCAACTTCCAAGATTGGCGACCGGCGGCGTTGTTGGCGGACTTGGGACGGCGACAAGCGATTCAAACATTGTCGCTCTATCCAAAGGAGAGTATGTGATTCGAGCAGCGGCAGCGCAGAAAATTGGCTACGGCAACCTCGACAAGCTCAATGAGAGCGGTGAACTTTCCGGCGACCGTTCGCGCCCGATTCAGATTATCATCAACGGCTACAACAAATCTCCCGAAGAACTCGCCAACATCATCTCTCGTAAAATCGCACTTAAAACCCAAGGAGTTTACTAGATGGAAAATTACTTTTATATCAAGAAACTTGTTCGCGACGACGGCGCGACGCTAGAGTTCGATGCCGAAGAAGTCTTCCTTGCGGAAGATAACGCTAATCTCTTGATGCGACCGGACGTGGAAACCACCGCTATCGACTATACAGAGGCGGACGGCGGCGAGATGATCGCGCAGAAACTCCCTAGCTTCGAGCAGGAGATCAACGGGCTGATTTTTGCCAAAAACACGGATTACTGGACGCTACGGAGCCGTCTGACCGCGTTCTTCCAAATCAAGCATACTTTCTTCATCGTTTACACCAAGGCCTCACGAGAGGCTGGAGTAACAGGAGAACTGTTTAGAAGTGGCGACGCTTGGATTTCTACAAACCTGCAAGTGCCGCCCACTCCTACGGAAGAATACTCTAACTGGAGCGTGGGACTGACCATTGGCTCGCCGGCTCTCCAACAATATGCGGAGAACGCTGCCGGTCAAGAAATCCCAGCCAACTCCGTTCCAATCGGGCTGATTTCCGGCGCAACCGGCGGCTCACAATGGGATGCCAAAGGGCAAGTGTGGGATTCGGTCGGTCAAGTGTGGACGACGGGCGAGGGTGGACTTAAAAATATCAGCGTCGATTCAGAGTTGGACGTTTACCCGACTTGGGTTATCAGTGGAACGGCGGTCAATCCCTCTATTCGCAATAACACCACGAGAACAGAAGCGACCTATAATGGAACGGTGGCGGCAGGACAGACGCTCGTCGTGGATTTTAGGGAGGGGACGGCAAAACTCGACGGCGTCGTCGTCAGTAAAAACCTTTCCGGCGAGCTTAAACTTGCCCGTGGCTCGAATGCGGTCGGATTCGAGACGGAGGGCGGAGATGCCACTACATCAACCTTAACTTGGAATAACTACCTTGGCTAATCGACTTCTTCTTTATCTTGGGGATTCGCTAGTTGGCGACCTCAACAAATACGCCAAAAATCGTAAACTGTCAGAGAGCCTCAAGAGCGAAACCACTTCTCAAACGGCGGACACTTTTATGTTCTCCATCAACTGGACGATGTTTAAGAGGTTTATCGCGAAGCGGACAGATGAGCCAGCCAGCGACTTTCTCAAAATCGGCAAAACCCGAATTGTTTTTGAAGTCAACGGCTATGCGCGCTTTGCGGGTTGGCTCGCCGCCAAACCCGCTCGTAGTGGCGTGGGCAGTGCGCAGGAACTCTCCTTGACCTTTTACGAGCATTTTGCGAGGCTTTCCGGCGACCTCGTCTGCTCCGCCGCTAATCCTCAAGATCCTTACGTCAGATTCGAGAACAGAGCCGCCCACCTCTACGTCAAAGATCTCATTGACCTTTTTGTCGACCACGCCGAAGATGCGGGCGAAACGTTGAACTGGGATTATGGCACCGTCGACACGCTTCCTGCCATTACTAAAACCTATGAGGACTTTCAGACCATCGCCAAAGCCCTCTGCGACCGGATGAATAACGTAACTGGCGCGGGAAAGTTCGACGTGGTCTTTCGAGCTGATCCAGAAGATTATACGCATATTCTAATCGACATCCTCAAACCCCGCGGACAAAAGAAAAACATCATTATTCGCTATCCAGGGGACGGAGTTTACAAACTCTGGGCGAGCGATTTCTCTGTCGAAGAAACCAACGATTTTGCCTCACACGTTCTCGTGGCTGGAAATGGACAAGTTGGCTCCGTTGAAGACGGCGAGCAAACCGCCAATCTTGGCGTGGCGCAAGATGACAGTTTTGTGGCGGAACAATGCTATTACCGGCGTTATATCACGAGAAGCGACCTGGAGAGCCAAGACGCGGTCAACGCCGCCGCTAGCACCGAATTGGCGTCTCGCTCGTCCATAGTAGAAACGCCGACGATTAGATGCGTAGGGATCCCCATTGAGTGGGGAAACGCCGGAAACCTTAACAATGGACTTGCGCTCGGCGATACCTTCTATTTTAGCGAAGAAACTGACGACTTGGGCGACGATTCGGGGTGGTATCGCATAATTGGTATTGAAGAAGAATGGGACGACAATGATGTCTCCACCGTTACCCCTAAACTTTTGCCGGTAACTATCGAGGAGGAGTAATGATTGATCGTGTGCAAAATCTCATCAGACGCATAAGCAACGAACTCACGGCTCTCAAAATGCGCTCGCCGATGTCTATTGGAGCACTACGCTTTCCAGAGACTACACCGAGCCAATCTTATCAAGGCAACATCAACACATCAAGTCAAGACCTCGTCGTAGCAAGGTTAGCAGCGACCTTTACTCGCATCGACGGAGAAACAATGTCGCCGATGGTTGATTTTGCTTTCAACGTATCTGTCTCGCCGACTTATACCCAATATATGGCGACGCAGGGAGTAACGATTACGGGGAACGATCCGAATGTGATGACGGAGTTCTACGTGCAGGGCTACGTTCACTCCGCTACGGACGGCTCGGTAACGTATTATATCGATGTTCTCAATGCTATCGCTCCTTATGCCGGCAGCGCAGCCACTATAAATGTCAGTGTTGAGGCTCTCTCTACGGTCGAAGGAACGCTGACGCTAGAAAGGATTAAATGACGGTATCAGAAATTGTAAGAAACCTCAAACGAGAACTCGCTGCTCTCAAGCAGACGTTTAGGAAGTCGGCGACGAGCATACCCTTATACACCAAGACACTCAGTTATGCTACCTCAAAAAATGCCTGCCGGCAAGTTTACTCCGGCACAGGCTTCGATTACGAAGACAACGAGCGCGTTGTTGTCACGCTAAACACTAGCGAGGGCGCAAACACGCTGGCAAAACTGGAAATCGACGGAGATTACGACATTCCTCCCATCATCCGACGAGTTCCTTATAGCGGCGGAGCAAGATGGGTGGTTGCCAACGCTCCGCGTTATTCGGGCGGCGGCTGGGCACCAACCCATTATAATTTTACCGTCCAGACGCTCGTAAACGGCACTCTCACGGCTAAAATGATTTGGGAGGCATAAAATGAACGCCGAAAGAGATTTGATGGCATTAGAAGACGAAATGAAAGCTCTCAAAGCCACTTACCCCGTTGCCGCCTCTAAAGTGCGTTTTGTAGTTCAGACTTCGCAGGTTTTTAGCGTCAGAGGGCAACGCGAAGTCAGAATTAAGTTTACCCCCAATCACGGTCTTGGCAAACCGTCTTTTACCACGCTCCGCGCCTCAATTACTATCGATAATAACGAAACCAGCCCGATTCCGCAGGTCAACGAGCCACAAGACGGGAGCGGGGAGGTGGTTATTAAGATAAAGTTTGACCAATACTCCGCAACGACTACGTATCAAATCAAAATTATTGCGAGTGGGCCGTCCGCAGGTTCGTTTTCTATGCTATAATAAAAGAAGATTAGCACGCCACGCTTGCGGTCAATAGGCGGATAACCCTAGAAAGGAAACGCTTATGACCAACCCTAACTCGATTGTTAGGCTTCACTCAAGGAACGGCGGGCGTGCGAGTGTCTTGGAGGCAAACGCGTCTTTCCAGCCGTATGATATGGGACTTCTCGATGGTAATGGCGTAGTGTCTAGCACTGGTCTCAACGTTACCGTTGGCGGAAGTTCTGCCAAGCCCGATGTCATCATCGCGGAGACACCAAGCGGCTACAAAATTGCGCTCGATATTGCCGGCAGCGCAACGCTAACCCTTACTGCTCCGTCATCGAATAAGAAAATTGTGGCGATCGTCGCTTACACCGACGACCTGGCTGCTGCTAGCACCGACACTAGCGTGTCTGGCAATCCAAGTTCGTGTGGGCTGATTGCGGTCAACGGCACCGCCGCCGCCACCCCCGCCAAACCAACCGATACACAGATTCGCAGTGCTATTACCTCTGACGGCGCAACCGGAAGCCAAGCAGCATACGCCGTTATAGCGTATATTACGCTATCTGCGTCGACAGACACGATTACCGATTCGCTGATAGAGACCGAGGAGGCGTTTTTCATCAAAATGGTGCCGGAGTCAGAACTGGAGAACTATGTCGGCACCCCACTTAAAAGAAATCACTTCATCTTCGGCTACGAGGAGAGTCAGTAGTTATGACTACTTGGGTAAATAATAGGCACCTTGAAGATTGGGCGGGCGTCGATGGTATCTACCTAACTTACTCCGCTACGGTTACTAGGATAGGCAACAAGGTCAAGGTCTCTGGTCAAACCGTTAGTTGGCACAAACAAGGTTACGGGAGTGCATCGGGCTACACTTATGCCCTCTATCTCGACAAATACGTCAACGGATGGCAAAGAGTCCAAACGGTGTTCTCTGGAACGATGACCTTTGGCTATTACGATTACCCAACCTATAACTGGTATCCTGCGGATTTTGAGTTTGATGTGAACTCTGGGACGAACTCGCAGACTTTCCGCTTTATCAATAGCGACGGTGATGGTGTTATCGAGTTCTCGATTAAGTTCCCATCTGGTGGCAACTTCTCCTCGATTACGCCCGGAACTGATCGCTTCACGGTTACGGGTGGGATCTCCAGCTTCGGCGATCCGAATACTGGTTATGTAGAACTCATTATTCTCGAATCCGCCTACAACGCGGGCGGCATCCCTCAGTATTATGTCCGTCTAGGTGATAATGTTCGCTCTGACACCGCGACGCTTGACCATACTAAAACGCCGGCGAACAACCCGCAGTTTATGGTCTTGCCCAACCGACGCTATTATCTTGGTATATACGCCGTTTCGAGCAACTCCGACTACCGCTATGATGGCGGCGCGGTATATACCCTCGCCCCGGCTCCAACGGTTGAGTTTGTCAAAGTATCAAACAAAAACGCCCTCTTTAACTACTCGCTCGTGGCGGATGGCGGCGCCCTCGACAAGACGCTTGAATATTCGCTCGACGAGGGCGTGACTTGGGTAACCGTAGCCACATTTTCCGGCACCTCCGCGAGAACAGGAACATTTACAATTTCTGACCTCGCCTACGGCGATTACGTTCTCAAAACCCGAATCCGCACCACTGCTGGCACAAATAACGCTCCCGACATTGAGTTTTCTACGGGGAGCATCAACGGCGTTGGTCCGGGCGGAGTAAGAATAACGGGAGCACTTGGCTCCGTTGGCGGGGTGGCAACAAGGATTAACAAAATAATAAGTTATAAGGAGACAATATGAACAAAAAAGTAATTACGGGAGCGGTAAACGGGCAAAATCTCACGCTCGACCAAGCCGTGCTAAACGTTGCCGGCTCCGTCAATCTATATAAACTTAAAATCGCTTTTGATAGCGATTGGGATAATACCGATGCGATTCTTGTATCGTTTTCTGCGGCTCATCTCGAAAACCCCATTATCTCGCTTTATGATAGGCGCGAGGGCGTAGATATTCCTTGGGAAGCACTCCAAGCTCCGCAAGGCAAAATCGCAAGAATCAAAGTGGGAGCGATGGGTTATCAGGGCACGGAAGTCAAAATTACTACCACTTCGCAATTCAACGGCAACGAATTAGTTGTCTTGCCAGCGAATATGGATTACGACTCTGCCGTTGTGCCAACACCGGATGTCGTGCAAACCATCTTCGCTAAAATTGGCGATTTGGCAAAACTCGACACTGAAGACGCCTCGAATCTTGTCAACGCCATCAACGAGGTTATCAGCAAGGAAGCGGGCGATAAAGCCGAACTCGAAGGCAAAATCCTTGCCGAAGCCGGTGCACGCCAAACTGCCGACGAGACACTTCAAACCGCCATTAACGGCAAGCAGGCGCAGCTTAACTCCGAACAACTTGACGCCGTCAACTCCGGCATCGACTCAACCAAGGTCGCTCAAATTGCCACAAACACGTCCAATATCTCTGGGCTTGATACAGCTCTTTCAACACTTGGCGGACGCGTCACGACAGTTGAAGGCAAAATCCCAACGCAAGCCACCGCGCAAAACCAACTCGCCGACAAAGCGTTTGTGAATAGTTCTATTTCTACGAACACCGCCAACTATATCTCCGACAACGGTCAACCCTTTACAAGCGTCGCCGCTCTCGAAGCATATTCGGGGCCGGTCACGAATAACGATTATGCCTTTGTTACTGGCACGGACGATTCTGGCAATACTTATTACGACAGGTATAAAGCGACCGTCTCTGGCGCGACCGTCACTTGGGCGAAAGAATACCGCCTCAATAATTCGAGCTTTACCGCAAAACAATGGGCGGCTGTCAATTCGGAGATTACTGCAGAATTGGTGGCGCAAATCAGCACAAACGCCAACGACATCGCAAGTTTGAATAGCGGCAAACAAAACAAATTAACCGCTGGAACTAATATCACCATTGCTGGCGATACAATCGAGGCGACAGATACCACTTATACCGCCGGCAACGGTCTTTCGCTTGATGGCACGGAGTTTGCCGCCGACACTGATGTCTTGGCGACGAAGGATGATTTGGAAGAATATGTAGAGGAAAACGCATCGGCTGGGTTTCATAATTCCATCTACCGCGGCGACAATCTCCTCGATCACTTTACCGAAGAAGAAATCCACGCAAAAATCCAATCTGGCGATTATCGAGGTATGTATATTGGCGATTATATCCCTAAAACTGTCAAAGTTGGCAATAACTCAGAAAGAGCTCAAGACTTTGTAATTGCAGAATTTGATCCGTATCTCGAATGCGGCGACCAAGGGAGCGGCTTGACGCAACACCATCTCTTGATGATACCAGCAGACGGGTTTTATGAAACCGCTCATATGAACAGCACGAATACTACCACCGGAGGTTACTACGGCTCAGAGATGCACGGTCAGATTACTCCAACTTACACGGCTGGAACTAGCGGAACTCTCACTACTATAACGGCAGATTATACGACCTTCCTCGAATCTTCGCTCAACCCGGCGGGTGCTGGCGAGGAGTATGATTTCGTTTACGATGGTGCGACGAGCAAGTGGAAATACAACGGTGCGGCCGTCGGCGCAAATCTCAACGCCTATGGCATCACTTATACCGGCACGCCTGTTGACGGAGATACCATTAAAATCGTGTTTACGCTTGGTATTTTGGAAGATTACCGCAGAGCCATCTATACTGCCTTTGGTAACGACCATATCTTGCATTTTCGCAAACATCTTTCCGATTCTACCTCCGCAAGCCACTGGCGCACTTGTCGTGTCGAACTGATGAACGAGTCAATGGTCTATGGTCAAGTCGTCCGTGCCAACAACGTTATGGATGAAATCTCGATGCCGACTCAGCTTGCTTATTTCGCTCTCTGTCCAAACAAACGTATTGCACACCGCGGCAAGGGCGGCTCGCGCAACTCCTCGTGGATGGCCTCCATCATCAGCGGCTCCAACTTCTGCATTGTCACCAGCAACGGGATTGCCGGCGCCAACAACGCGTCCTACTCGTATGTCGTGCGCCCATTCTTCCTGTTCTCCTAGCTCTTTAACCTCCCACCCCCCTTGTGGGGTGGGAGGTTAAAGAGGAAAACCTAAATCAAAGAAAGGGGTAATTATGTAAAAATGAGCAATGTAATCAAAAATAAACGTAACTTATCAGATCTTGAGTTTAGCCGCAACCTTATAAAACTTCGCAAGGAAATGACCGACCTACTTCTGCGCGATTTTGGGCTGAAGAAAAATAAGCCCAAAGAGGGCGAGGAGGCTTCGGACGATTACCCCGAATGGCTAATAATAGAAATGCGCAAATCCATCTTCGATTATCTACGAGAGATTGGCAAGTATATCTGCCTCGGCAATAGTATCTTTCCGACCACTTGGGATGAGTTCAAAGAGAGGAGAGCGGCACAGAACAGGGCTATTGGTCTATGCTTCGGGCTTCTCTCGGAAATGCAATATATTATCGACGCACTTTCCGGTAGGGTGGACGTCAGCAAATATATGCCTTTCGTAGATACAATAAACCGAGAAATCGCTTTGCTCAAAGGTTGGCGAAAATCTGGCAATAAACTCAAAAAGTTCCTTAAAAAATCCGAAGGCTCAAAAAAGCCAGAAGAAAATCGTAAGTAAAACATAGGGTATTTTCCATAGCTCGCGCAACAACTCGTGGATGGCCTCCATCATCAGCGGCTCCAACTTCTGCAATGTCAACAACAACGGGAATGCCAACGCCAACAACGCGTCCAACTCGAATGTCGTGCGCCCATTATTTCGTGTAATCGCACGAAGTGTAGGCTATAAGCCGATGCGATTCAACAGGAAAGGGGAGAATATCCTTCCGCAAGGTAAATATATATCTTGACGCAATTTGATAAGTCAATTATTGCTATAAGCGAGATAAGGATGAACTATTTAGAAAGGGTTGCTAACCCAAACAATCTATATGAGGCGTTTAAGAAAGCCTCCAAAGGGAGTAATTGGAAGTTATCGGTGCAGAGGTATGAGGCTGATCTATTAACTAACATTCGGAAGACCGAGCTAGAACTACTCGATGGTAGTTATAAGCAAGGGCCGTTCCTTGAGTTTGAGGTCAACGAGCGCGGGCACAATCGTCAGATTAAGGCTCCGGGTATCGCTGATCGCGTGGTGCAAGGCTCACTCTGCAATAATGTGCTTTTGCCAGAGCTTCGGAAATATCTCATCTATGACAACGGGGCTTCGCTCAAGGGTAAAGGCGTAGACTTCTCCCGCCGACGTTTGGAAACTCACTTACGCAAGTATTATAGGCACTTCAGGAACGAGGGCTATTTTTTACACATTGACTTCCGCAAGTTTTTCGACAACATCCGGCACGACAAACTGCTCGAAATGTTCGAGGAAAAACTAGGCGACGACGACAGTGTTATGCCGCTTATCCAGCAGATTGTAGAGTCGTTTAAGGTCGACATCTCTTATGCCGACCACGATCTGATGGACGAGGCGTTCAACTCGATGGAATATGCCAAAATCCCCAAAGAAAAGAAGACGGGCGAGCGGTTTATGCATAAATCATTAGGGATTGGCTCACAGGTGTCGCAAGTCGTCGGTATCTTCTTTCCTACCCGCGTTGATACCTATTGTAAGGTCGTCAGAGGTTGCAAATACTACGGACGATATATGGACGACATCTACATTATTCACCCCGACAAAGACTTCCTTAAAAGTGTTCTCACAGGGGTTAGGAAGCAAGCTGCCGAACTAGGACTTTTTATTAACGAAAAGAAGACGCAGATGTTCAAACTCTCCCACGGCTTTACATTCCTTAAAATCAAATATAATCTCACGGAGACCGGTAAGATTATCAAACGACCAGCGCGAGAGAATATTACGCGACAGAGACGTAAGATGAAGAAGTTTAAGCACCTCGTCGCTGATGGCAAGATGACGCGAAAGGATGCGGAGGAGGAGGTCAAATCTTGGCTGGGAAGTATGAAAAAACTCAATGCTTACCGGACGCGCCAAAACATACGGGAGTTATGGCGGGAACTGTTCGGAAGTGTGATATAATAAAAGTAATTAGCACGCTACGCTTGCGGTCAATAGGCGGATAACCCTAGAAAGGCAATCGTGGACGAAGCAACCTTGGAGATAATCAAAACCGCTTTAATGGTATTGCCAGCGACGATTGCCGCCGTTGCCGCCATTTGGCAGAACAGCCAGCGCAAAAAAGACAAAGAAGAGCAGAGAAAACGCGAAGAGCGTAACTCCGCAAAACTTTCGATTGAAAATATGATTACGCAAGACATTATTCGTGTCGAATTACTTGGCAAAATGCCAGAGAATCGTGACAATATTGAACTTGAATACAGAAGATACCACGACAATGGTGGCAACGATATAATAACTCGGCAAGTTAAAGAATACGAAGCGTGGATTGGGCAATTCAAACCCAAAAAAGCAAATCTATAAAAAATAGGAGATAAAGATGAGAGATTTCATCGCAAAAATCAAATCCAAAAGACGCACAATCTTAAAAGCGATTGCTGGCGTCGGTATCTCTGTCGCTCTTGTTGGCGGCGGTTATGCGCTCAGTTTTGTCGCTCGGCCGGCAGCACAAGATAATTCCGAAAACAAAATCGAAAACGTCATCGAAGACAAGTCAAATCTTGAATTGCCAGAAACTATTACTACCACGGAGTATAACGACCAAGGCGAACTCGTCGAGACTACGACCTACCCTTATGTGGAAAGCGTAGACGGCGGTCAGTTTATGGACGAGGCAACTGGACTTTCCGTCAAAGACCTCACGATGGAGGGGTTTAACGCTCTTGGAGCTATTGAACAGGTTGACACCTCAAGCCCTCAAGCCTTTATTAACTCAACGCTCGGACGCTGTATCATCGCCGACAATTACTATGGGGCACAATGCGTCAGCTTACAACGTGCCTTTTGGTGGGATTACGCCGGATATGACGTTACTACTTGCGGCACTGGTGTCGCTAAAGGCGAGGCACAATGCCCAGACGAGCTGGCTCGTGATAAGTTCAAGATAGTTTATTCGGTCGATGATATTATCGTCGGAACGTGGATAATTACAGACGGAAGTTGGACAGGGCACGTCTGCTTCGTAACTGCTGTCTTGGGCAACGGTTACGTCTCCTGTCTTGGCGAAAACCAAGGCGGTAAGTCCTGCGGCGAGAATGTTGGCGGCAGTGCAACTAACATCATCAACCTATCGACTAGGCAATTCCTCGTTGGGTTTGTCCCGAAATCGTATATTCTACCCCCAGTTCAGCCAATCTTGCCGGACACGAGCCACTAGGGTATAATAGAACTATCCCGATGCGGGCGATGCAAATGGAGAAATACCGAAGCAGTAGCCCGCTTTTTTGACGCCCATTTTAGATTTGAGACAAAATGTCGCGAATGCGGTCGGCATTACTCGCTTTATCTTCGGCGGTTTTACGCTTTTTGGCTTGAGTTTTCGCACCCCAGAAAGCAAAAGTAGCGGCGTCGAGAGCAGCGGTCGTCATATCACTATTCATTGAAGCCCACCCGAAAGCACCGTTGCGCCCAATCGGGCGGATTTTGGCTACGCGCACGGCTTGTTCTAGGGCGGGCTGGCGGTAGTGAGAAAAAACCTGTTCCTTGATGGCGTTAAAGAGGAACTCGTGCGCCGCACTGACTTCTTTCAAATTCGGACGTAGAAGTTTTCTGGTAGGAATACCGACCGAGGTCATATCTTCAAACAGAATATCTTGACCGGTCGCACCGTCAATAATGATTTTAGCGGCACTGCGCCAACGCGGAGCCGTCTGACCGGCGGGCGAAGAAGTAAACCAGTTGACGATTTTTTGGAAGCCGTCAGACATTGGACGATGCAAGACGATTTCGACGTGGATTTTGCCATTTTTAAGAGGCTGAGCAACGGCGACAGAAAAAGTCGTGCGATCGGGAGAGAACTTGACAGCGAAAACCGGAGCGAAAGAATCGTCAAAATCCGGCTTCTCTGTATAGCAAGCATCCCAAAGCGATTGCTTGATGGCGCGCTTATCTTCCAAACCAGCCCACCAACCAAGTCGCATCCGGTTAAAACCGTCCAAGCTCATTGATGTTGCCTCGCCGGCTATGGCTTTTTTGAGCAAAGATTTGCCGAGTGAAGGGTTGGTCGCATACCACGCTGCCTCATCGTGAGGATCTGTCAAAGTCTCTACGCTCCACTCTGTCCAGCAACCATCGTCGCCATCGAGGATTTTCTTGCGAGTTCGAGCGAAAACCTCGCCGACCGTGTCGGCCATTGGCGGCGTTCCAGCATAGATAAACTGTGGGTTACCACTTTTAGCAGCGGAGACGGTCGGGCGGAGCGTGTCAAGATGAGAATCGAGCATATCGGCTGCCTCGTCGTTCAAAACCTCGTCATTCGTCGAGCCAAGACCATTCATCCGAGAACGCGTCGTAAAACGATAATAGGCTCCGTTCTCAAACTCAATGAAATCATAATTGCGAGGTTTTTCACGAAAGCGAGGAGTAAGAAGATTGAAGATTTCTTCGTGCTCATATTGGGAATCGTAAAAGAAATCCTGCACGCGCTTTTTAACAATATCAGAGGTGGATTGAAGCTGAGCGGTATAAAGCCCTGTTGCTTTTCGGAAAATAATACCGTAGATAATTCTCGCGACAAAAAGGACGCTTTTGCCGTTTTGCCGAGGAACAGATAAACCGCAAGTGCTGTTTACAAAATTACCCTCCTCGTCCTCAACTAGCCATCGGCGAAGCACCAGTTTTTGCCAAGGGTAAAGATGAATGCCGTAAGCATCCAAGAGCTGAATAAGCAACTCGACTCGACGAGTGTCGCCGGGTTTGTAGATGTCAATTCTTGGTGTTTGTTTGGCTCTCACTCACTTTCTCCTTCTTTGGTTTAGATGGTTTGGGTTTTACGGTCGACGACTTGGCAGAACGTTTCGTTTTTGGCTTTTTTAAGCGTTTTGGAGCGGGCTTTGGTGGCTTCGCCGCAGCCTCAAGTATCTTTGCCAAAGCAGAGTCCTTTTTTGGCTTCCTGGAGCGAATTTCGCGGAGTTGGCTACGCAAAACGTTGATGATTTGGCTTAACCGTGCCACCTCTTGCGTAGAGTTGCCACTTTCTTCAAGTTTGGTGACGTTTTCTCGAATGAGAGCTTCGTAAAACGCCTCATCATCATCGCCGACAGCAAGAGCCATAATACTCTCCTTATTCTTGGCAGCGAGCCTGCCCTGATGGAGTTTGTCCATCTTGGACGGATTTTCAAAAATCTCCGCCCACCGTTTTGCGGCGGCATAGCCCTCATTGGGTAACAAAACCTCTAGCTCGTCCATCGCCGCGATGAAATTACCGGCAGGAACTTTACGGAAGTATTCAAGAAAATCATCATAACTCCAATTAGAGATTGAAGATGTCGGACGGAGACCAAGACGCCTGAAGAGTTCTTCTTCGATGGTAGTGGTTTTTTCTTTTGGCTTGATTTTAGATTTCCCCATTCAAAACTTTCTCCCAAAGAGCCTTTATTTTTTTAGCCTCTTTATCGTGATAGAGCGACGGCTTGCGCGGGATTGAAAAAATCTTTTTGATTTTGTCAGAATCAAGATCGGAGAGGTCTTTTTCGACGAGAAAACCACGCTCGCTCGAATCGACTACTTTCTCCAATTCTGGGATTCGAGTGCATATACAACGCGTGCCGTATGACAAAGCCTCTCGAATCGTATAGCAGTAACTTTCGCTGTCAGAGAGTTGGACGCAGTAGTCGACGGAGCCAAGGAGTGGAACGTTGTCAATCCGTGGGCTTAAGAAAACCACGGAGGTGTCATTTCGGAGTTTATCTCCAATCCCCGAATTAGCGAGGGTGGCAGAGATAAACCATAAAAACTGTTTATTCGCCGCGTGGAAAGCGTCAACCATTTTAACAATCTTCGCCGCACCTTTTTCGTCAGTTAGCCGCGTCATCGAGCAGAAGGTAACTACTGGCTCATCATCTGGCTCAACAAAGAGGTTTGGAACTAGAACGGAGTTTATTGGGCGAGAAAACGCTGTTTGAAGCGATTTTTGAGCGGTCTCGCTAACAGAAAGAACTTTGTCGATGGTCGCATCGGGCACCCAATCATAATTTTGCCACAACGGGAACTTGCGAAGTGTTTCCCAATCGGCGTGGACTTGTTGATAAACTCTCCTCGCGCGAACACGACCTTTGCACATCGCTAGAGCGTTCCACGAGACGGCAACTAGGACGTCGCATTCAAATTCGGTGTTGTCGTCAAGCTCTACGTTTGCGTAGCGACCCAAACGAAGCATTTGAGACGTATCCGCCGTTCTTACCCTAAAAGTGATATTTCTATCGCAAAAAACTCTCGCAAGATGATACATCGCGGTCTCAATGCCGCCGATTTTGGCGATTTCTGACAGGTAGAAGACGACTTTTTTGCCCTTTTTCTCTCCCGAATTGATAGCGATTAGTCGACCGAAGTTTAGAGCGACGATGTTTTTAGCCCGTGCTCCGTCATCGGTAACCAAGATTTCTCCCGGACGATGCCTTTCTCCGGTTATAATATCGTCAAACTCGGCTTGAAGACGCAAGGTGTAAGTCGTTTTAGACATCTTCTCTCCTTCTGGGTATCTCCCCCCGCCAAAAACGCTTCATCAAAGAATCGGGATTTGCACTTTGGCGATGGTAATAGATGATCCGCCCGTCTTTGGCAATTCGAGGAGTTTTCTTTTTGGGATTATGAAATAAAGTGTCTTCTTCTCCGATAAGTTGATCTTCGTCAAAGCGATCGTTGCCAATCCACTTGCGCAAAATAAGCTTTCCCCACGCGCAAGGCTCTGGGTAGGCGACGTTACCATCCTCGTGCTTGGCTTGAAATTGGACAATATCGACAGGCGCGCCGGAGCGTTCCTCGAAGTCTATACGGTTGTTTAAGATGGCAATAAAGTCATCTGGTATATCATCGTCCGCGTCGAGAAAAACAATATATTTTCCGCTTGAATGGTCTATGCCGAAGTTTCTTGCCGCCGCCGCGCCTCTGTTTTTTTCCAATCTATACTCACCGACGTTGCGGCGGCATAATATACCAAATACTACTGGCGAATGATCGTCGACGACAATGATTTCGTGAAGGTCTGGATCAATTTGCCGTGCGGCCTTCTCGACGAGCCTTGAAAGGTCGTCTGCGCCTTTCGCGCTTGTGATATACGCTGGAATGATAATTGATAATTGTATCATTTTTAGTCATTCTCCTCTGTTGCATATTTCCACGTCATTTTTTCGGTGTCGACAATGGCGAAACGTTTTTCGCCGATCGGTGCGCCGTTTGAATAGGTGGAGAAAGCATCCGTCGAAAGAACATTGTTGACGAAAGATATGGTCGCCACCGGTGTATGTCCGACGACCTGCATCCTGTCAGTGAACATTATGTCGCCGGTGCGTTGTGGGCGCGCCCAAATTGGCGATTTTTCGTCCCAAAGTTCTTCGCAACCAGCATTTTGTATAAGGCTCTCGACATAATCGTCAAGTTCGCGAATATCATCGAGCGTCAGCATATTTACCCAATCATCAAGGATTCCGGCGTGAGAGAAAATCACATTGTCAACGACGTGGATTATCTGCTGTTTGGCGCCAACTTTGCCCATCTCTTTGAGTAGCGGCTTGACAATATCTTCAGCAATTCTACTGTGGCCGGACTCTCGGACGCCCATATTTGGGTGATGATAGCCGTAGTCGTGGTTCCCCATACACCAAAGGGTCTTTGGGAACTTCTTATGGAACTCTATCGCCCGTTTGAGAGTTCTCTCGTAAAGGGCGAAGTTAAACTCCTCTCCCCAGTCATCAACCATATCGCCGAGCTGGACGGCGAAATCGGCTTGACCGGATTCGAGGATTTTATCGGCTTTGTCGAAGATAAGAGGTTTGAGATGGATGTCGGGGATTGCTAAAACTTTGCTCATCTCGGCACCCTTTCCCATTTTTGCCAAAGGCTTTTTCGCGTGCGGTATTGAGCGACGACCTGCTTCGTGCTTTCTCCGAACAACGGGAGTTCTTCAAAAACTTCGATTATGGTGCGTCGCTCGATTCTGTCGTAGCGAGCCTTCATTGTGGCAAATTGACCAGTTTCGCGGTTGCGGATGTGAATGTCAAGCATCTTTAACGACCTCTACTCTCAATAAATCTGAGTTTTCGTGAGCGTTTCCTATAACCTTACAATGACTAATGCTTACGCCGGGAAGTTCGAATATATCTGAAATTGGCATCCACCCGAATCTAGCTTGCTCATTATTCCACCCGATTTTGAGCAAGAAGCCCGACGGAGATCTTAAAATATCTCCTTCGTAGACTTCCTTACCGTCCTCATCTCTAAAACCGGTATATTGCTCGAACTGCGCGCTAGCTAGTTGTAAATTTGTAAAATCACACTCGCTTCCTTCTCGCAAATCGAGATAATTAAAATAGCCTTCTTTATGCCATGCTCTAAACTTTAGCTCTCTATTCATTTTTTCTCCTCAAGAGCCTTTGCGATTCGTTCAAGTGCTATGACCTCTCGTTCTGCCAAGCTGCGTTCGGCGGGTATCTCTACGAACACGGAGTCGTCGGTTGGTTTTACCGAAGCGGTTTCAGTGTTTTCTTCGGATTCTTTGTGCTTCCAGCTCTTGATTTTGACGAGATTCGCCCAGCGAGAATAATACCAACGGCTAATTGAACGCACATTGTGGAGCAAGGTGGTTTCGCAAGCTTCGAGACCAGTTTTTTCTATGAAGTTATTTCTGACGGTAGATTCATCAAGATCATCATCGGAGTAGTCGATGGTGGCATCGCGGAGGTCGGCACCGCAGAGGTTGGCACCGCAGAGGTCGGCACCGCAGAGGTCGGCACCGCGGAGGTTGGCATCGCAGAGGTTGGCATCGCGGAGGTCGGCACCGCAGAGGTTGGCACCGCAGAGGTTGGCACCGCAGAGGTCGGCACCGCGGAGGTTGGCACCGCAGAGGTTGGCATCGCGGAGGTCGGCATCGCGGAGGTCGGCACCGCGGAGGTCGGCACCGCGGAGGTCGGCACCGCAGAGGTCGGCACCGCAGAGGTCGGCACCGCAGAGGTCGGCATCGCTAGAAATAGCTTGCTCAAGAGTATC